TTACCATGCAGGACGTGTATAACACGTACGCCGTCGGCGGGTGCGACCTGTCCGCAACGACCGACCTGACGTGCGCGACGCTGATGATACGCAAATCGGAGAATGACCCGACGATTTACGTTGTGCAGCATTATTTCCTGCCGGAAAAGAAGATAGAACAGCTTGACGAACACAATACGCAAGAAGCCCCGTATAAAACGTGGGCGGAACGCGGCTTGCTGACGATATGCGACGGCGCGCGTGTGGACTATTCCGAGGTCACGGCGTGGTTTTGCCAGATGCGCGACGAATACAAGATTGACGCATTCAAAGTCGGATACGACCGCGCCCTCGCGGGCTACTGGGTCGATGAAATGAAAGCGAACGGCTTTGATATGTGCGCCGTCGCGCAGGGTCCGTTCACATGGTCGCAGCCGATGCGCGAAATGGGCGCGGCATTCGCGGACAAAAAGGTAAATTACAACAGGAATCCCGTCTTGCTTTGGTGTCTGACAAACACGGCGGTCAAGAAAAGCGGGGTCAATAACATCCAGCCCGTAAAGATTTCCGATAAACGGCGCATCGACGGCGCGGTATCGCTGCTGAATGCGTGGGTCATCTATGTGCGGGATTATGAGGACTATATGTATTTGGTGGGGTGACAACATGGCAGAGAAACGAGGGCTTTTTCAGGCGATATTCGGGAAGAAAGCACAGACAGACAAGGATTTTCATGCGTACAAGCTGTTAAGCACGTGGGAATCTACCTTTACGCCGTATTCCGGCAATATGTGGGACATCAATACCGTTCGTTCCGCCGTGGACGCATTCGCCCGCCGCGCATCGACCGCGCAGCCGCGCCACGTCCGGCAGTCCCCGGAAACGACGGTATCCGTCAATGACTACGTTGACCGCATCTTGCAGTATCAGCCGAATCCGTACATGACGGCATCGGATTTCTATTACAAACTTGCCGCGCAATACAAGGTCTACAACAACGCCGTCGCTTACCCTGTCTTTGACAGCGCGGGGCGGCTGACGGCGGTATATCCCATCAATGCGCAGTATTTTGAACTGCTGGAATACATGGGGACGCTGTATTGCCGCTTCAAGTTTGCAACGGGCGCGTCGTACATCTGCGAGTATTCCCGCTTCATCCACATCCGGCGGCACTTCCTCGACAACTACATTTTCGGGGATGACAACCGCCCGCTGAATACCGTGCTGAAAACGGCAAACACGTTCAATCAGTCCATGTCCAAGTTTGCGGAACTGATTGCCGTTATCCGGGGCGTGCTGAAAGTGTCGAACGCAGTAAAGACCGAGGATTTGAACAAGCGGCGCGACGATTTCATACGGGACAATCTGCGCATGGAATCCAACGGCGCGGGCGTTATCGTCACGGATGCAAAGTACGACTATACGCCCATCCAAGACAAGACAACGCCCATCCCGGCAAACCAGCTTGATTACATCAAGACGGAAATATACGACTACCTCGGCGTTTCAAAAGAAATCGTGGAAAACACGGCAACGCCGCAGCAGGAACAGGCATTTTACAGCGGCGAAATCGCGCCGTTCTTCCACAAGCTGACGCAGGCGTTTACAAACGTGCTGTTCACGGAGCGGGAAATCGGGCACGGCAACCGCATCGTATTCGCCGCGAACTCGGTACAGTTTGCAACGCTGCCGGAAAAGGTGACGGCGGCGAAATTCCTGACGGAGATAGGCGCGGCGACGCTCGACCAAATTCTAACCATGTTCGATATGCCGACCATCGGCGGCGAAGAGGGCGCGCGGCGCGTCCAGACGCTGAACATGGTGAATGCGGAACTTGCAGACAAATACCAAACGGGAGCGGACGGCGGCAATACGCCGCCAGCAGGAAACCAAGACCCGCCGCCGGATGACCCGGACGGCACAGAAGCAAAGGAGGGCTGAATCATGGCTACGAAGCAAGGGCGCGAATACCGCGCCGTACAAGACTTTTCCCTCGTTCCCCGCGCAGAGGAAAGCAGCGAATACCGCGTACGCGGTACGGCGGTCGTGTTCGATACGCCGACCGTGCTTTGGGAATACGACGGCATCAAGTATTCCGAGGTCATTGACCGAAACGCATTTGACGAGTGCGATATGTCCGACGTGATTTTCAACTACAACCACGGCGGCAAGGTCGTTGCCCGTCTGCGGAATAAAACGCTTGCGCTGACCATCGACGAACGCGGCTTGCACATAGAAGCCGACCTCGGCGGGACGCAGGCGGGGCGCGAACTGTATGAAGAAATCGACGGAGGGTATGTCGATAAAATGTCGTTTTCTTTTTCCGTGCGCGAATCCAAGTATGACAGCGTTACCCATACCCGCACGATTACAAAGGTCAAAAAGCTATACGACGTGTCGGCGGTGGATATTCCCGCGTACAACGATACGGAAATTTCCGCGCGCAGTTTCTTTGAAGTGGAGCATTCAAAGGAACTTGCGGCTTTGGAGCAAGCCGCGCGCAGAAAGAAACTGATAGCGTTGACATACTGAAACCATCAACAAAACTGACTTTATGGAGGTAACAAAATGAACATTGAGAAAAGACGCGCAGAGATTGCCGCCCGCAAGGCGGAAATCCGCAAACTGCTGACCGATGACAAGAACGCCGACGTTGACGCGCTGGAAAAGGAACTGCGCGAACTGAACGACGAGGACGCGGGGCTTGAAAAGCGGCAGGCAATCGAAAGAATGCTGAACGCAGGCGGCGGCGCGCCCGCTGCCGAAAATCCCGTTTCCGCCCGCCGCGTCAGCGAGGAAGATACGGAAAAGCTGTATCGTTCCGCATGGCTGAAAACCTTGCAGGGCAAGGCGCTGTCCGACGATGAAAAGCGCGTATATGAGCAGCGCGCGTATTCGACCGCTGCCAACTCCGCGCTGCCCATCATCCCGGAAACGACCGCAAATCAGATTATCCGCAAGATGTACGAGGTCGCGCCGATTCTGGAAAAGTGCAAGATTTTCCACGTTCCCGGCAACTTCAAGTTTGCCGTTGAGGGCACGAACACGGACGCGGCGCTGCACACCGAGAACGGCGCGATTACCGCCGCAAGCGACAGTCTGAATTCCGTATCCCTGACGGGCTACGAAATCGTCAAACTCGTCAAAGCGTCCCGCGCATCCTCTGAAATGGCGCTGTCCGCGTTTGAAAGCTACATCGTCGAGGTCATCGCGGAATCCGTCGCCCGGAAGATTGAAAACTACATCTTCACGGGTACGGGCAGCAACCAGCCCGGAGGCGTAAAGACCGCAGGCAAGGGCGCGTCCGGCGCGTACACGGACGATACCGACCAGATTACCGTTGCAAAAACCGCGTCGCTGACCGAGGCGAACGTGGTTGCGCTTTACGGTATGCTTGCGTCCGGCTACGAGCGCAATGCCGTTTGGTGTATGAATAAGGCGACGTTCTTTGCCGACTTCTTCCCCCTGATGAACAAGTCCAAGAACAACCTCATCGAATTTGCGAACGGCAAGTATTACATCATGGGCGCGGAGGTCTACTTCACTGGCTCTCTTGCCGCGCATGAGGCGTACTACGGTGATTTCCAGTACATCATCGGCAACTATTCGCAGGACATCACGGTTGTCCGTTCCGAGCATTCCGGGCTTGCAACTAACAGCATCGACTACCTCGGCGCTTGTGTGTTCGACAGCAAGCCCGTCGCCGGACTGGGTGCGTTCGTGCATCTTGCAAAGGCTACGTCCTGACGGGAGGGCTATGAATGGCAGTTAGCAGCGATTACGTCGCAGCTATCCGCCAACGCTTGCGGCTGACAACCGCCGATTTCGACGATGAATTGACCGACCTCATCAACGCCGCCCGTGCAGACCTTGCACTCGGCGGCGTTGTTGAGGATAAAGCAAACGACGAATCTGACCCGCTGATTCTCAAAGCGGTAGAAACGTACGTAAAGGCTGAATTCGGGCTTGACAACGATGATGCGGAGCGATACCGCGCATCGTACAAAGAGCAGCGGAACGGTCTGACGCTATCGGACAAATACATTGTCGCGGAGGGGGGTTAGCCCGTGTATTGGCGCGATATTGTGACGCTGAAAGCCGTGCAGACGGGAACGGATGCAGACGGCTACCCGACGGAAGAAGTAACAGAAACGCACGTATTCGCGGACGTGTCCTCCGTGAAGCGGACGGAATTCTACGCCGCAAA